ATATTCCAAGATTAACTCTTTGATGTCGTTGTTGATTTCCATTTTATTTTCTCCTTATGCTACTTCCCAGACTTTTTCAGAAATGTAGTAAGTACCAATGTTAGAACCGTCAGCTACTACTTCGATACCGTAGTAAGCACCAACTTTGTGCACTACTTCGTTGAATTTAACCACTTTAGCAGAATCAAGCACTTCAACCATTGACCATTTACCAGATTTACGCATTTTAGCTTCAACTGCTTGGAATTTAGCAAGGCTAGTGTCACTATCTTTGATAGCAGCCCATGCCATTTTCATTGCTCCTGCGATGTATTCGATAGCTTTACCACCGAATTTTTTAGCAGCTTCTTTTGCGATTCCCCAAGCGTTTGTCATAAGTTCTTTTTTCATGGTTCTTACTCCCTTTCTTTATCTTACATGTATATTATATATCATATATGATAGTTTGTCAACGCTTTTGATAAAGAAATTTAAGTTTTTTTGCAAAATAAAAAACCCCGACACAAAGCCGGGGGCAGTTCGAGAAATTTATCGAAAGACGCCAAGTATTCCACTGACTATGTTATCACTTATCTATGAAAATCACAAATAAAAAAAGAGCTATGAGATAACCTCGTAGCTCTTTGCCTATGATGGATAATCATTATAACACAAAAAGGACTGTCGAAACAATCCTTTCCAGAAATTCCATCGGGCTACGTGCACATAGATTACATGGCGCTGAACTCAATCAGTCTTTGGAACAGTCAAGACTTGCTTGCTGTAGGTATATTATAGCACAAACAAATAAAAAACACCTCCTAACAAGAGATGCCTTCCGCAAATGGGTCCCGTAAGATTATCCATAGCTATTCCCGATAATTATACCAAATAAAAAAAGCCCCAGCAAATGCCAGGGCTTCGACCACTACCACCATGATGTCCGAACTGTGGTCTGTCGGGAGGTGATATACTCCTTTTCGTTTATTTAATTCGTGGTCTGGTTAATTACATTTCCGTGCAATCGTCCAAATACTGGTCTTCAACCCATTGAGCGCTGTCTGGGTGGTTGATTCGAGACCAGCCGTTTAGTTTCTCGTAAACACGAACTCGTGTGCCTGCTGGGAGAAATTCCTTGTCTTGGCTATCGATGCGAGGACCAGCTTCAACGTAGTAGTCAGTGGTAAGAGTGCCTTCATAATAGGGTTTGTCCGACTTCTCTAAACGGGTATTAACATCTAATTCACGCTCAAATTCGTTTTGGGCTGGTGCTGGAAGAGGTGTTCCGCTCTCACGAAATACAATTTCACGAGGACGACCGTTGAGCTCCCAGATATAATTATAGTCGTTTTCAGTCACGCCGTCCATGCCGTAATTGCAGTGAATAGCTGTGCTATCGCTAGTCATAATCAATACATGGCCAAACGCACCAAGAGAGCTTGAGCCGTCACGAGGCGCCCAAATGACGACATCTCCACGCTGCCCGTCAAATGTGCCGTCTACGGCATCGTAAATCTTCGCATATCCAATGGCTGGAAGTGCTTGTTGAAGTGATTCTGTGTTGTTGTTCAGGCTGATTTCAAGTGCATAACTTACTGCTGATGAGCAGTCAAATTCGATGCGTCCATCACCGTCAGCGTCATTCCCGTAACGGTCTCCCATGTCATAATGTACTGGAATTGATTGTAGATGATACATACGTGCGATACTTGATTCAATTTTACTCATTTTTTAGTTCCTTCCTTCAATTAATCTTGTTTTGGTTCGTGGTAGTTCAAAGCTTGCTCACTATCTCCAAGGCCCTTGGTTGTTGGGTCTGGAATGATATTTAAGATGTTTACAATTGTCAAACCTACCAAATAAGGGTTTGATACAAACTTACCAAACAAGCTGAACACCGCATCCCAACTTGTCAAATCTTGGAAATTAATTCCAAAGTAAGTCAAGATAGGTAGTGCAATTGCAAGCGCTACACGGTACAAAAATGCTTTGTTTTTTGCGTTAAAACGAATAGACCAGTTAATTTTCATGTTAATTCCTCACTTCTAAATTAATGTATTTTTTATAAAGGGCATCAATGTACCCATTGCCACCTAATTTTTTATAGCTGGAGTGCATCTTGTGGATCACATCCGAATTGTGGACAGTGGTATATCCACGCTCTAATTCTTTGGAAATGTCACGCTCTAGGCGCAGATACATGGTAACAAGATGTGCTTCATCATGCACTACCAGCTTGTCATTTAACTCGTTGATTTTTTGGCCATTTGATTCACCGACTTGTTGAATAGTTTCAACTGAATCATGAATCTTGTTCAGCTCGCCTTTTAAATCTCCGAATTGCGACTTGCTTAAATTAGCGGACTTGCTAGCTTTCATACCAAACCAGCCCGTTGCTATGACTCCGATAGTAGGGGCAAGGTGGTCAATCAGATCAGAAATATTCATCTTTTATTTTTCCCCCCCATTTTTAACGCATTAAGCCTCTGTAGTATCAGCCAAAATTTCGTCTTCAATCTTGTAACGAAGGTTGCGTAGTTCTTGTTCATCTTTGCGCATTTGTTTACGGTATTTAGCATAGAGTTCAGCGTTAAGAAGATTCTCTTGGACACTAGATACCGCATTCTCGTCAATGCTGATATAAGTCTGTTTAACCAGAACTGTAGTCCCTTCTTCTTCAACATTAAATTCTGCATTGATTGTGCGTTGTTTTGTAATTTTAAGTGACATGATATTATTTCCTTTCTTTATTCTTCAATTGTTGGGTATTCGTCTTCGGTGATGTAAGTGACCGTACCTGTGTAGACTGCATCTCCAAAACTTGGGTTTGAAAAATACATACTTCCATCCGGTTCAAGGTGCCACACTGCACATCCTTTGTGCTCATTAGCTACATTTTTATTGACAACCAAGTGAGTTTGCACACAAGGCTTGAATCCATTTGGAATCTTCTCGCCCAAATCCTTGCGTTCCCCTTCAACAACAGAATAGATTCCTCTGATTAAGCTGAAGGTTACTACACTACCTTGTCGTACTATGTTAGCTTTGACACCATACCCTATTGGGATTTCTTTTTTTACGGCAGGCTGATTACTTTGCACGAACTCAACCCAACTCCCAACGGTATTCTGCGTTAGAGTGCGTTTGAAGAACCTGCCAGAACTTGTTGCCAGCGATTGGTGAATGCCACCCAGCCCTTCTATTACTTCTAAGAACCCTGCTTGTTCTGTAGGTTTAGGCTTGTTGATAGGATAATTCTTCATCGTGCTCATTACTGAGAAGAAGCCTGTCGTTCTGTAATCATCGAGGTTTGTGTTGTTGTATTCGATGATTGCAGCGCCACGAACTTCTGTAAGCTTGTGATGTTGTATTGGTTTTTGTCCTGAATAAATTAATCCATTGACATCAAGCGCCCCGTTTTCACGATATTTACCAATACCCACACCTTGCTGGTCATAGGACATGATAATTTTATCGGTCGGCACTGTAGTTTGAAATTCTGAGACTGAAAATCTATCCTCTAGTTTTCCTGTGACTATGAACGAAGTATCCGCAGGGTATTCCTTGCCTAAATTGGCATTAGATGCCTTAAATTCAGAAATGCTTGACCATTCACCGCCAGCTTGCCCGTTATCTGCTACAACATTGCTTGTTCCGACTTTTGTTGTTGTAAAAGTCAGTTTCATAGTGTTTTTTTGAACGCCATTCACACCAAGAGGTGCTATCTTAGCAAATCTCTTAATGGTTAATATGTCTGACTTCGACCCACTTCTGGTAACCTCAAATTTTAGTGTTGGGCTGAAATAGAATAAGAATGTTATTTTAACCTCTTTCCAGTCAGACCAAATCCCACGAGAGTCTTGAACTCTCCCTCTCAAGGTCATTTGAGTGTCTTTGTTTACAGCGACCTCACGGAATACCCCACCGTTCGTTGAAACAGAATTGCTAGCACCAACAATTTCAGCGTAGTACCCAGCTATTGTAGATCCATTCTTTGCTTGCGCCCCGTTGAAGGCGACTTTCACAAGCGACATTATGGACACGAAATGTGTTGGCTCTGGAATTATCCTTTGAGTTGTTGCATTTGTGTCCGTTAAAGTAAATCCAGTGAACGAAGGCTTCATGTTGCTTGTGACAACGTTTGCTGTTAGTGTTGTTGACTGCGTCTGAATCAATTTGCCGTCTACATAAGTATCGACATATATAGTACCTCGGCCAGTTGTCGCATCCGGTATGTCGTTTGCGAAATCCGCTGGGATTGTCCACTTAAACGATGTCCCAACATTGTCAGCAATTTTACCTTGCTTGTTGCCCCAAGCATAGCGCAGTGTGTGCGTGGCACCAGCTAATTTCCTATCAATAGTGATATCTACTTGATTGCCAATGAATCCCTCCGGGACGCTCACCGAACTCCCTCTTGGGATAGTTGTCAGTGTTATGTCTTGGTTACCAATGTCTAGATTTCCAGGGCTGTATCCACCCGATCCGTTGAAATGCGCACGCACACCGAAGGCACCAGACCCATCGTCAGCATGGCGGACAGTAATTGTGCGGTCAATCAACTGTATCTCTGAATTTCGGTTAAGCATCGCTGGGCTACCAGAGTAGTCAATTCGTTGCCCAAAACCATCGACGTAACCAGAACATTGATAGCTTGCAAATGTCCACCCTTGATTCAGCAATGCTAATCGAATACGGACATCACTTGTATTGTTTTGGATATTCTGTCCAACTTGGTCAATCCACAGCCTAATGCGATATCCACGGTCATTATTTGACCAAAATTCTACCATGATTAACTACCTCCCACATATCTAATAACGTTGCGGTCTGGATTGATGAAGTCTTGCTCTTCTCGATAGCGACCAATCTGAATGGTTTTTGAGAAAATACCATTTTCAATGTGAATTACACCTTGCGAAATATACATTACTTCATTACCAGCCGAGAACATTGAAATGCGTCCATTTGGGCTGAACAACATAGAGCTAGAGTTATCGGTTTTACCGATAACAAGCCCTTCATTTGATGAAGTCATGTAGCTGTCGATGAAGTTCCAGCGCTCTGACATATCGCTCAGATTGTTCTCTAGTTTTGCGACACGGGCACTGGCATCAGCCAGATTCTTTTCAGCTTGTGCCCGGTTAGCGTTATTCGCATTAACAAAATCTTGGTAGGCTTTGACCCATTGATTAAGTGTGTCAAGAGATGCTTTCGCTTCAAGCTCGGCTTGCACCACAGAATTAACTTCATTGAGTTTGTTGAGCTGGGCTTGTGTCAATACGCTGTCGGCCTTAGAATTAATGTCATCTTGTACATCTTCGAGCGCAGGAGTCCAATCTGTTTTGACTGTCCCTTTTTCGATTTTCACTTCCCAAACAGACTTGCTAGCTGTTTTGTGATATGTGTTGACACGTAGATGATAGTTCCCTGTTGGTTTAACCCAAGTAATCTGCGTTCCTGTAGTCCCTGTTTTTAAATCAGATACAATCTGATAATTTTGGATTTTATCGTCCATTAACCAGAGTGTCACATTATCGCTCTCAGCGTTTCCATTGTGAAAAGCAGTAAAATTACCGTCTGATTTTGCGCTGACAAGGTACTTTTGGTTTTGCTCTAAGTAGACAGAAGTTTCGCTTTTGTAAAGAACGAAATTATCAAAATTCGTTGGTTTTTTGTCCGGTTTAAAAGGTCCTTTCGAGCCCTTTAAGAGATTGCGACCACCGACAGACACACTACCAGCAGTGTCATTCCATGCATAATCGGCTGGGTTGGTGCTATTCGCTTTATCGAAGTCGGTACATATACCCAGATATCGTTTGGTGCCGTCTTGAGTCAAACTGAAACCAGTTCGGCCATCAGCGCT